AAACGCAAAAAGAAGTAATGGCTGTTCGGAAGACAAAGGCAGGTGCTGACCTCAAGCGGTGGTTCAAGGAGAAGTGGGTAGATGTACGCACTGGAAAGCCCTGTGGTCGATCTGAAGGAGAGGGACGGGGTACACCCTACTGTCGTCCTTCAAAGCGCGTCAGCAGCCGTACGCCAGTCACAGCAAGCGAAATGACAGCATCTCAGAAACAATCAAGGATAGCCCAGAAGAAACGTCTGGGACAACCAGCAGGTAAACCTCGAAGAGTACAATCAATACAACGTGGCAAAAAGTCCTAAAGCATCAATGAGTTGTGGGCAGGTGAAGAAAAGCACTCGCCCAGGTAAGAAGATAATGAAGCTGTACTGCATAGATGGTAAGCGTAAGCTTGTCCACGCAGGAGCTACTGGCTACGGGCATAACTATTCTGATGCAGCCAGAAGATCTTTTAAGGCTAGACATAAGTGCAGCACAGCAAAACCAGGAACAGCTAAACACTTAGCCTGTACCGAGTTGTGGGCAGGCAAGGGTGGAAGCACTAAGAGTTCTCCTAAAAGCAGAAAAGGGAAATACTAGATGGCAAGGTACAGTTCATACGGAAATTTAGATAACCGGATTCAAGAGGATCTAGATCAAGGGTTCACAGGCTTTAACAATAAGTTAAGGCCAGATCAGTTGCGTCCAGGTATTTTGACTGAATCTAATAATGGCCGTATGGATTTGAACGGAGAGTGGCAACCAAGAAAAGGTATTGAGTTATTTTCATCTCCGTTTACTGCTGGCGTTTTTACATTGCCGTTTTATCTGTACGAATCAATTCCTGCTGTTAGTTCTTTTACTAGAGTTGGTGATCTTATTACTATAGATTTTGGAACTAATCCTCACGGGATAATAGATGGTACTGGGGTAAACATTAGTGGATTTGATTACACTGGGTTAATAAATCCTAATGGAAATTTTATTGCTACCTATGTAAGTGATTACGTTATTACTTATACTGTGACTGGATTAGACAGCACTCCTACCGATGATGGACTAACTGTTACTGGAATGAAGCTAGACGCTACCGCTGGTAACTTTATTGAAGCTTCTTGCGAGTTCTCAGATCCTAATAATGATTCTGAATCCTATGTAGCTTGTGTAGCTACTAACAGCACTGTTCTAGTTAAGACTGCTGATTCAGGAGCTACTACTGTAACGCTTACTTATCCTGCTGGAGAAACTGTTCCTGAAGGAAGCACAGTAATTCAAGCCTTTAATAAGTTGTACATTTTCCGTAAGGGAGACATTGCTTTAGAGTGGGATGGAGACATTAGTTCTCCTACATTTTCTCTTGTGCAGAATGGCGATTACACCCAGCCAGTTAGACTAGGAGATGGTGGGAACAATACTGTTATTTCAGATGGAGTAGTTACTGTAAACTCTACTGCTCATGGATTATCTGTTGGTGAAGAAGTTGTTGTAATTGAGTCTTCTGACCAGCTAGTAGTCGGTGATTCCTATACTATTGCCAGTGTTCCCGATGCTGACACGTTTACTTTTTACGCTCAGTACGACGACCAAGCTTCTCACAACAATCATTACAGTAAGAAAACATCTCAAGGGCTTGGGTTTACTCATATGCCTGCTCCCGAGTTTGGAGTTTACCATCAGCGTAGATTGGTTGTACCGTACCAGTACGATGTAACAGGAAGCTCTGGATCAGCAACAATTACTAACAGAAACATTGTTGATGAAGCATTGTTTTCGGATATACTAGATGCAGATACTTACGATAGAATTTACGGGCAGTTTAGATTTAATGCTGGTGCTGCTGATTTTATTGTAGGCTTTCATTCTTTTTCGGATGACAAGTTAGTTGTCTTTAATCGCAATAGTGTACATATTGTTGCCAACAGTTTAGATTTAGGAAGCTCAGTATCTCAGCTAATTACTAACGAGGTTGGTTGTTTAGCCAGGAATAGCATACAGCAGATAGGTAACAGTATGATATTCTTGTCCGACAATGGAGTCTATGGACTAGACTTTATTGATTTGTACAACCTTAGAGGACAAGATGTTCCACTGTCAGCTTCCATTGAAGGTACTATTAAGAGAATTAACAAGGAGTACGCAAGCAAAGCTAAGTCCGTTTATTTCAATAATAGGTACTACTTAGCTGTTCCACTTGATGATAGCACCACTAATAACGCTTTGCTTATTTACAATTTTCTTAACAAGCAATGGGAATCTATAGACAGTATAAGCGATCCTGAGTGGCAGTACAGTGAATTAACTGTTGCTGGTGAAGGAGATAAGCGTTCAGTGTACGCAATAAACCGTAACGGTGGAGTTCATAGGTACGAATCTAGATCTGACGATAGGGATTTGTACATAGTTCAAGTAGGTGGTACTGTTTCTAATTCTCAAGTTTCCTCTTCAGTTATTACCAGGATGTTTAATCTTAATTCTTTAGATAGGAAGAAATGGAACAATTTTGACTTGCATATTCAGTCCAGTGAAGATAATACTTCAGATGGAGATTTGCAGGCAATCACAGAAAATATAGATGATATAATAGACCTAAGCAGCATTAGTGATCTTAACGGATCTCCTCTTGCTATTGACGAAGATGTCTCATTAAGGGGCAGATTCGGAAACAGAAGAGCTTACGGATTACAGTTTAAATTAACGACAACTAAGGGACGACCTAGATTAAGAGCATTAAAGGTAGCTGGAGCTACATCATTTAGAAGTTTAGATAAGGCAGAATAATGGCAGTACTTACAACAGGAAACACGTTTGCTAACGGAGATCAGGTAACAGCAAGTTCTTTAAACAATGCAGTTAATGATGCTGTGTTTGCTTCAGGAGCAGTAGACTCAATCTCTACTCAGTTGGCTGGATCAGGGGCAATTATTGTTAAGGATCTAGGGATTGATACTGGCAAGATTGCTACTGGTGCAGTTACTACTGCTAAATTGGCATCGAACTCAGTTAGCACTGCTAAGATTATAGACAGCAATGTTACTAAGGCTAAGATAGAAAATTTTACTAACCTTACTGTTCTTGGCAATGTTTCTGGTAGTTCTGCTGCACCTGCTGAAGTAACTATTTTGGATGAGGATAACATGGTTTCTGACTCCGCTACTTCATTAGCTACCCAGCAAAGCATAAAGGCTTACGCTGATTCAAAGGTAGATGGAACTGGAGCTGGAGCATTTACTACGCTTTCAGCATCTGGAGATATTTCGGTAGATGGGTCGGTTAAACAATCTGGAAATACTGGAAACCTCAGTCTTAAAGGTGGAGATACTGATGGAGCAAATATTGAACTATATGGAGCATCTAGTTCAGAGGCTAATAAAGCATTTTATGATGCAAGCACTCATTCGTTTCGTCCTGAAGACGGATCGTCTAGCCGTGTTGTAATTAGTTCCTCTGGTCTTACAGCATCTGGCGACTTAACAGTAGACACTACTACCCTTAAGGTAGACTCAACTAATAACCGAGTAGGCATTGGTACTGCGGAGCCTTCTTACAAGCTCGATGTAAATTCTGGAGCTATTAATCAAGTAGCGTTGTTCAAATCTACTGACGCAACGGCTTTCATAGAGCTGGCAGATGACACTGGTTCTGTTCAAATTATTACGCCAGCGAATGGAGGCTTGAGGCTTGCTACGGGGGGGAGTTCTAGCGGTGTTGGAGCAGTTTCTGGATTGTTTATAGATCAAAGCCAAAAGGTTGGCATTGGCGATGATACACCTTCTTTTAAACTGGATGTAAATGGAACGGGTAGATTTGTTGGTCAGCTTTCAGTAGATGACGAGTTAGAAATAAACGGACTTGTTAGAGGGCCTTCTAACAACGAAGGTCGTCTTCTTTTACAAGCCGGTGATAGTAGTTCTTATGTAGGAACTGGTGCAAATATTGCACTATACTCATCAAATCATCCTACTGTTAGTATCCGTAACAACGCTTACTACGATGCCGCTGTTCATGTATTTCGTCCCCAAGATGGTTCGACTTCTAACTTTTTAATTACTACAGCAGGAGACGTGGGCATTGGAGAGGATACACCTAGCTACAAGCTCGATGTAAATGGAACTGGTAGATTTGTTGGTCAGCTAACGCTTGACGACGAGGTACTTCATAATATTAGCGGAACACAAACACGTCTTCCGGGATATTATGCTGGCACTTACGGGGTTGAAATAGAGCAGACTGCTCAAGGCTCAACTGTTCACATTGGAAGAAGTAACGGCAACTGCATGAACATTGGTGCAGACGCCACTGCCGCTGGAACAAATCTTAATGTTGTATATTTTAGAGATA